TAGTTATATAGTGCAGAGTTACGGTCTACCTCATCAAGGGTAGTTGAACCTGACGATGTAAACACCTTTGGAAGAAGGTCAATGACCTTATCCAAAGTAGATAGAGAGTCTCCTCCTGGAACGAGCGTTTGATGAGGCATTGGTACAATAGTGTACGCCTCTCCAGCTTCGTGCCATGTACCGTCGTTCTTTTGTAGCCACATGCGATAGTATGCATAGCGTCCATCAGAAAGGGCCACATCAGTAAACGCCACACCATCTTCTACTTGAGTATCTACAGACTCATCGCCAGTTCGTACGACAGTTACTACTACGCTTGCGTTATCTGCAAATGAGGTTACTGTACCATCGTAATATCTAACTGGAATTTCATAATAGGTAGTGTCGCGGTAGTGCTTACCGATGATTTCGTACTGAACATAGTCCAAAGGATTAGAGGCATCTGTAACACGAATATGTCCCTTTACTGGACCAGAATAGTCATCGATAATTTCGATGTAAGCACTGTGGTCTACAGCAGAGCTATCTACTGGGGATAGGTATACCTCAGTAGCAGTAGCAAGCGCACTGTTTACCTTTACCTTGGCTGTTCCTGGGTCACTATCTACCGTGTTAGTGCTAAAAGAGTGGCTCAAAGGAATGGTCTTATACCAAGACCAAACGGTAACACCGTCTTCTTCTGTTTCTGCAAATGCATCTTGATTACGAACTAGTCGTAGGCCAATAAAGTCTGTACCTGCTCCAATTGGTTCTACCCAAGTAACTAGTACTGAAGAGTACCCTGTAGCCACAGCATAAACTGGTTCAGCAGAACCAGCTAGTTGGCTGGTATTTGCACCGTAATATGCCGCCTGATATAGCGCATTACCGTATCTGGCCATTATCTAATCCTATGCAGACTGCTGAATTGCTACCCAGTCAAAAGTAATTGTTCCACTACCGCCAGCAATGCTTACTGTAAAATCTGTCGCTGATTTAGCTGTGATAGTAGCGACTGCTGTTCCTGCAGTGGTTACTTGAACAAGTACGACTGGTGCAGCAGTAAACACTCCCGAAGGAAGCGTGACTACTTTAGTTGTTGGGTTTCCTGAAATAATTACTGAATCAGAACCTGTGCGTTGAGCAAAAGGTACGTTAGGCAGTTGAGTCGCCATTGCGACCCACGATGATGACAGCGCGTCGTATACGTATGCATTTTTAGCCATTTAGTATCTCCTATACGTACTGAAGCCAAATGTCGCCATTAGCGCCATCTGCATTTGTAGGGGCAGAAGTTGAGGCGGTCACTCTGTGGTAGCCATAGCCTGAGGTAATAGACGCGGAGCCAGTAGTAATAAACGCTGTAGAGTCAAACGCAGTAGCTGCAGATGACTTGTCTACCCAAATGTCACCATCTTTAACACCTGAGCTAGGCTGTGATGCTTGGTAGTACACAGTTGGTTTAGCGTCTACGTAGGTCTTAATATCAGTTGAGCCAGTGGCGATAACCGATGCTGCTGCAATGTTAGACAGAGTATTAGTTGCACCGCTAATCGTGGTGTTAGTCAGTGTCTTATTAGACAGCGCCTCAGCACCTGTAAGTGTCGCTACGACTGCGTTATTGTGGTACAAAATTCCATCTTTATCAATTTTCACTACTGGAGTAGTAGACCCTGATGGCTGTACTTCAAAAAGATTAGAGGATTGTCCTGAGGTGGCCTTTATGACCAAACCAATAGTTGATGCAGCCCCAGGAACAATGGTGCTTCCGCCGTCTGTGCGTACTCGAGCATTAATTGCGGTGTACGTACCATTTTCTACGTTTTGAATACGGTCTCTAACCGTAGACCATACAGTAGTAGCTGAGGTAAACGCAGCAGCACCCCAAGTAGAACTAACGTGTGGGTTAGTTCCCAGGTACACACCGACGGCTGTAGCCTCATCGTAAAGAACGTTGACATCCTGTGCCTGAACTAGGTCAGTAACATTTTGGCGATAGTCAAACGACATCGGATTAGCGGGGTATCTCGCTGCCATCTAAGCTCCTAAACTTCAAATTCTATTGTCCCTGATTTCAAGGCAATAAACTGGGTAATCTATGGTCTGCTCTCTAGGGCTGCAATGCGGCCTTCAAGCTCGGTAATCTTCTGTGACATGTGCACCAAAGTAGCTACTAGGTCTAATCCTCGGTTATTATCGCTGGAAGTTCCTGCGATTAAGTGACCAGTTATTGCAGCTGAAGGCTTGACAATTACTGGGCCATTAGACGAAATAGTATTTCCAAAGGTACCTACCCAGAGTGGGTAAGATGGGTCTCCACCTTCGAACATGACCCATACGCCTTGTCCAACTGCAGGTACATTTGCCTTTAAGTACGAGGTATCATGAGGCCAAGCCCAGTTCGTAGACTCAGTCCCGAATAGCTGCGGAACGATTACTCGAACACGCCCGTGCTTATTGGGGTCGTTATTATCAGCGACCTTACCTCGGTACACACCATAAAACCGTTGAGAGTCCATGGTTATCGAGTAATCGTGACCTTGTAGGACTTACTGGTAATTCCATCAGCAGCAATTACTGAGAAGATTACTGTAGTAACACCTGTTGGAGTGGATACGGTTTGTGCTGCTCCAGAGGTAACTAGTGTGCCGTTCATATAGATTTGAGCACCTCCAGGACCTGTAGGAGTCAAAGTAATCGATGTTGTGGTAGACGTGATGTTGTAATTGTAGAATGATGAAACAAATGCAGGAGTAAGTGCTCCTGTGCTAGAAGCCAAGCCTGAAAGACTTGCATTTGAAGATAGTAGTACAACGCTAACGTTTCCGTCTTGGAATGAGTACAACTCTCCAGGGCCTGCTACTAGAAGATTACGGCCAGGAGTGGCACCTACAACACTCTCGTATAGGTATGTGACTTTGAGAGAATCTACACCCTCTACAAAACGAAGATTACTCTCAATCTCTTCTGGAGAGATTACTTGACCAAACTCTAGGTTTGCGTATGAATAAAACGCCGATAATGCTGAACGAATACTTGCAGTTACGCGCTCTTCGGTATATCCACTTTGCTTTGAATACTGGATAGCTACTGCAACATCAGTATACGTAGGTGGAAGTACCGATACTGAGGTTCCAATCTGCACCTTATCTGACAAGAATGACGTGACATCTTCTTGAAGATTAAGGAATGACGGTGTTAGGTAGGCCTCGTTATTCGGTACCCCAGTATAGCCAGGATACAAGTCAGTCGAATTGGCATTTTGCTGTGGAGCAAGGTACACATTTACAGAAGACCATATGTCTGCTTCTGCATTGGCCTTTCCTACACCTGGAACACTTAACGAAATATTCGCAAAGTCCTTTCTAGTTACAGCACGATTAAATGCTGTAAGTGACTTAGGGGCATTAACGCGAATAGAGTTATCTTCCTCAGGATTAAGGCCACCAACACCAGCGCTGCTTGCTGACAAGCTGATGCTAGAAATGATTAAGTCCTTATTCTGAAAATCAGTACCAAATAGCTGGTGAACTTCAAATGGAGTACCGCTAGGAATGTTACCTACTACTCCACCACCTACGTTATACACTGCTCTAATAACAGCATTTGTTGGGGGAATTGACCCAGAAATACTGTCGCCAAAGTTGATACAAACGTAGTTATTTGCGTCAATAGTTAGGTAGTATGCCTTGTCAGTAGGGTTAGCATCGGTAATGTGTGCTCGTTCTACCCATTGCTCGTAGCCTGCCCCACTATTAACCCATACCTGGACAGACCCATCGACTACTTGATTCTCAGCCAGAGTAAACTGCTGGTCTGGAAGACCAGACGAGACACCTAGTAGTTCACCGTTCTTTTCTACGTTAAAGTTTTCAGGTCTAGCGGAAATATCTTCACCATTAAACGCAGTTACTTCAGTCGAGCTATTTGCTAGTACTGTTACGTCTGTAATAGTAGTAAAGATTAGCTGAGTGACTGTATCGTTAAATACCACTTCAGCAACAAGCTGCGTTCCAGCGTGGATGTCTACAGCTACACTATTGGAGTTAGTAAGTTGGATGTTGATATACGCGGCTCGATATCCCGAAGGAGTGTAGCCGTAAATCTTTGCCAAGTTAATAATGCTTTGGCGTTGAGTAGCCGTTCCGATAAAGTTTTCGTTTGCTACACGGTCAATGTAATAGTTGACAATGTCACCCATATACGCAAAT